TGTCAGACCTTCATCAAGACTTACAATCTTGACATACTTCTCTGCAAAATAAATGGGATCATTTCTGCAAGCATAAAATTCAAGTACTTGCTCTTGACTAAACTCTTGAGCAACATTTGCTCTCTTCAGATTGGGATTACCCAAATAGATGTTGTCTGACATAATAACCTCCTACATCATTTCATACTTTCCAAACCTTTTGTCATGCTCCCTAGTCTTTATAGTCATATCTATAATTTTTTCTAGTTGCTCAACTTTCTTCTCTAAATCCTTAGTACGTTGATCCTCCGATTTGGAGGAGTGGTTCTCCTGGTTCATGTTTTGAAACTTGGTAATTCCAGAGTTTTGCGCCAGGATACACTTTTCTCATTTGATCCTGAACTTCTCCGCGTGATGGTTTTTTGATTGAAGGGAAAAACATTTTTATCATGTAGTTACTTCCTCTCCAAGCCAAATAAACGTCAATTACATTTCCTACTCCAGCTCTTAATTTGGTAGCTTCATGAAAGGAAATCATTATGATGTTACATCATTTACTTTAATATTTATATTTCTTTATACTTGTAGTGCTGTAAAAATAACTTTGAATGTAGTGGAACTTGATGATGCAGGAAATCCAAGCAATCTCAAAGCACCACTATTGATGTCAGTAGAGAATGTTGCAATACCTGTTGGTTGATTGAGAGTTCCAAATTCATTCATGTATGTGTTTGTGCCATCATGAATTACATTGATGGTTGTCATATTATAATTAGATCCTTGAACTGCCTGTATTTGATAACTAACAGACCTATAGGTAGATGCACTAATTGACATTACAACTGCTTGTCCTGTAGCAGAAGTAGTTAATATACCTGACTGAATATCACCAGCGATCAATTCTAAATTGGTAGCAGATACTGGTTCAAAAGTAAACTCTTCTTCTGTTGCATTATATCTTAAGAATCTACCATCTCCTAGATTAGAATCATCAACATCATCTAATCCAGTAAGGGTGCTACTACCTAGTGATGTGCTTGCAATACCAACCCACTTAGAAGTATCAGACTGATATATTAATAAATCATTATTGGTAGCATCAAATGTAACATCATCAAGGTCTTTGATGAATCCAGCACCACCTCCACCAATGGTATATAACTGTTGCTCAACTCTGTTTACAAATAATCTATAGTTTGCTGCTAAGTCTTGAAGTGTAGCAAATTTTTGATCAGTGGGGGTAAGAGGATCATCTCCTTGCTTCTCAGCAGGATCAGGTGCTATGGGGCGATTGTTAACTATCTCCTCACTTAAAGTTTCTTGAGTTCCTTTTATATCCTCTACAATTTTATAAAGTTCTGCAATATTAATGGTATGAGATTCTGCTTTATCTCTTAACTTCTTAATATCCTTATCATAGTATTTTACTTCTGGAAGATTAGCAACTTCTTCTTTCAGACCATTGAAGTAATTTTTAATTTCTTTATTAGAGTCACGATACTTACTATTAGACTCATCTATCTTTTTCTCAATATTCTGTTTTGCCTCATTCAGTTTACTTAATACACTTTTCTTTAATAATCTATCATCATCTTTAAACTGATTTCTGTGCTCCCATATCTTAAGAGCAGTTTCTTTTAACTCTTCATATATCTTATCTTTAGTTTCCTGTAAATACTCCTTTACTTCTTTTATCTCAACCTTCTTTTCAAAATCCTTAAGTTCTATGGTTTCAGTTAGACTGTCTATATCTTGATTAAATGTATCTTTAAGTGTATGTAAATTATCATTGACTTTTTCAAAGTCATCATCTATTACGCTAAAAGTTTTTCCAATCCAAGAGAAATCAGGAACTTCATTTACTTCGTTTACCCACTTAGGAAACTTTGGTATATCTTCTCTTACTCCTTGAATATCTTCTTTTAATGATTGTATATCATCTTCATAATATCTTACTTCAGGGACTTCTGGAATGCTTTCCTTTACTTGCTCAATATGTGTTAAAAGTTCTTTAAGTTCATTATCATATGATTTTATCTCAGGTATCTCAGGTATGCTCTCTTTGACATCATTGACTAGACGTAATAGTTCAGGCCAAGGAGGGATAACATCTTTTACTTCTGCAAATGTTTCTCCACTAGCATCTTCTATGGTTTGAACTTCCTCTTCTACTTCAATATATCCTTCTACTGATGGTAAATCTTCTTCCTCTAGCAGTTCAGCAATTGACGGAAGTTCTTCAGAACTCTCTGCAAAGTCGTCAATAGATGGCAAATTTTTATAGTCGTCAGACATGTTATGAGTATCTTAGTACTTTGGGATTTCTCTCCCTATGTTTTATTTATTATCTTCTACATTAACAGACTTAAGCATCTTTGCTAACTCTGCTGTAGAACCAACAAAAAGAGAATTGTTAACTGTATTGGGACCTTTGGATACTTTCTCCTCTTCTACATCTTTTAATTTCTTTTGTAGATCCATCAACTTATCAGTTGCATCAGATACACTCTTAATCAATTGACCAGCAACTTCATATGCTCTAGGCATTTCACTATCCTGAGCTAACTCAAGAATACCATCAATCGCTTCTTGTCCTTTTTCTATTATACTGTATAAATTACCTCTAGTATATTCATAGTCTCTTTCAATATCAGTTCTCTCATGCTTCTCAGGTTTAGTAATTCCAACTTCAGTGGTTTCTGTAGAGACTATATCTCCAGAAACATTAAAAGCATCATTTAATTCATCAAAGTTTTTAGTCATTACGTTGTCCCATCAAAACCAAAGTCATCTCCAAATTCTATAGCAGCATTGTCTGTAGATGTGATGACTTTGACTTCTGCACCATTTACATGTTCTGTAGCAGTAGTATTGTCTTGACCCCTTCTAACTGTCAGTGCTGTTCCAGAAATAGATTCAACATACATTTCCTCCTGATCTATGTATATGTAATTGGTTGCTTCAATACCACTAGCACTAGTCACATTAATGATGCCAATGCTTTCATTTATGTTCTCACTTAGGTTTGTAGTGACTGTATCGCCATATGACTTAGTTGCTCTAGGCACAACACTATAAGTAACCTCCCTAGTTGGAGTGGATGTTTTGCCACCAGCAACATATCCAACAGATGCCTTCTTGATAACATCCTTAGATACATCTGTGTTGACTGGACCAAAGAAGTATGTCTTAGCAGTAAACCTCATAGTATAGATAAGTGCTCTTCTAGTTGAGAAGTCACTCTCATAATCATCACTAGTGGTTATTGAATTTAATACAATAGGAATATCCCTTTTCTCTCCAATAGTATCAACTAGGTCTACTGATACAGTATATGCAGGTTGAAAATATGGGAGGATTTGCTCTACTATCTGAAGCATATCATCATTCAACTTAGTAAAGATACTAAGTTCAAAATCAAGATTATATGGTACAGGTAGATATGTTTTTGCTATTGTGCTCTTATCACCCTTAACTCCTTTTAAAAATGTTTGTGTAGTTGTTGATTTTCTTGAAGGATCATAATTAAGACCATTAAGTTCAAAAGACATTCTAGGTAATGTAATCTGAACTGGTTTGTTTAAATCAGGTACTTGCTCCAATCTTGCTAAAAACTTCTGAGTAGGTCCATAAGCAAGAGGAACTTTAGTAGTGCTTACTACAGAACCATCACTATTGTCGTGCTGTATATTAACGTTATTAAAGATAGAACCAAAGGATATAATGGTCCTCCTCATTATTTCGTGATAAAAATATTCAAACATTGTTACAATCCTAGTGTATTATTTAGGGCATCCCAAATGGGTTAGTCTCTGTAAAGTCTATAATATCATCTGCTGCACTTTCAATAGTAGTATTTTCAGCAAATCCATCATCTGTATTAGACTCAGAAACCTTCTGGTATTCATACTCAGCACCAGATGTACCACCTGTAATAACCTCACCATCATTAAATGCTCCACTAATAATAGAAATCTTAAGTTCCATTGTAGACGCATCCCAAGATTTAACTCTACCAGTAGAACTAGTAGCAGCACCAGTTACTACCTCATTGAAGACATAGTTGCCAGAACCACCCATGTAAGGTGCAGTGACTGTGATAGTTGGAGGAGTGGTATATCCAGATCCAGCATCAGTAATACCAATCTGAGT